GAAAATGCAATAGACGAATTAAACTTTAACTGATGAGTAGTTTTTACGATGATGCTTCGCTTGTTGTTATACCAAGCGGCTACAAGACAAGCAAGATTTACGCAGAGAAGCCGACTGATGGCTCTGGCGATTTGACTTTTACCCGTGCTTCGGGTGCTACCCGTGTGGCCAGCAACGGCCTTATTGAGAAGGTGCGGACTAACTTGGCCTTGTACTCGCAAGACTTTACCGATGCGGTTTGGTACAAGGAATTAGGCAACTCTGCAACTGGTAATACTATTGCTAATCCTTTAGATGGCGCAGTAAATGCTGATACGATAACGGCTACTGCTACCAACGCAATGAACGTGAACCAATTATTCACGGCCGCAGCAACAAGCGAATACACTTATAGCATTTATCTAAAGAAAAACAACCACGACCTAATCCAGCCCTACATCTTTTCTGGTGGTTTTGCTGCTCGTATTGAAATAAACCTTAATGATGGCACGTTCACTACTATTAACGGAAGCGGAGCAACTGTAACTTCAGCTGGTAACGGATGGTATCGTGTTACTCTTATTGCGTCGCTTTCAAGTTCAGCCACGTTTACTACTGGTTTTTTAACTGCAAGCACTACGGGTTCTCGTAGCGTGTATGTTTTTGGAGCGCAGTTGGAATATGGAGTAGCAACAGCCTACATCGCCACCACCAGCGCAGCAGTAAGCGTTGGCCCTGTTAGTGGGTTACCCCGTTTGGACTACTTGAATAGTACTTGTCCTCGCCTGTTGCTGGAACCGCAGCGGACGAATGTTGTAACGTACAGCGAGCAAATAGATAACGCTGCTTGGTCTAAAACAAACTGCACCATAAGTGCAAATGCGGTTAATTCGCCCGATGGTTATCAAAATGCTGATAACATTGTAACGGCTGCGGCTAATTCTGACGTAGGTAGATTGACGGCAACTGTTGCAGCTGACACGACCACCTACACGCAAAGCGGATTCTTTAAGTGGGTAAGCGGATATGAATTGGTTAAGTTTCGTATAGCGTTAGCTGGCGGAACTGGCCAAGGTGCTGCCATTGTTTTTAATGCACGAACTGGGTCATTTGTATCTTCTGATACCACCTACAAAATTGAGAACTACGGAAACGGCTGGTTTCGTGTGTCGCACCAAATCACGAACAACGGAACCAATACCGCTTTAATTACGCAGTTATACCCAACAAACGAAACAACGCAAACACAGACTATTTCGGCTTGGGGTTTTGGTATGGAAGCAGGAGCCTACGCCACCTCTTACATTCCAACGCTTGCCGCAAGTGTTACCCGTGTGGCCGATGCTGCCTCAAAGACGGGCATAAGCTCGCTAATTGGGCAGACGGAGGGGACTATTTACGCTGAAATAGTACGCACTCAATCAACGGCAACCGATGCTTTTTGGATTGCAATAAATGATAATTCGGCAAATAACTGGATATTTATTGGGACTGAAGCAACTGGGGGAAGGGCTTACGTTAGGGCTGCTAATACGGTTATTTTTGACCAGTACCCTGCAATTTCAATAGGTAGGCACAAATTGGCTATTGCCTACAAAAGCGGCTCCATTGCGGTTTACATTGATGGCACGCAATTATTTACCAGCTCCGCAACTTTTACAATAGGAAGTTTAACGGGATTGAATCTTGGCTCTCCCTCGGCCACCACGGTTTCAGACGTAACTACAGCTGGAGCAGTAAATCAAGCCCTCCTATTTAAGACCCGTCTAACCAACGCCAAACTGGCAGAACTTACCGCGCTATGATGACTGCATCGAGTTTGTATAGTACGAACTCTTTTGTATATTTACAAAAAGAATCTGCTATGGAAATTTGGAAAGACATCAAAGGGTACGAAGGATTGTATCAAGTTTCAAACGAAGGTCGTGTGAAAGCGTTGAGCCGAGTTGTCAAATCACGTTGGGGGACACCCAAGCTGTTGAAGGAAAAAGAGATTCGTGAGATAGTTGACTCGCTCGGCTACTCACGTTTGTCTTTGTCTAAAGATGGTATGGTTAAGGCACACAAGATTCACCGCTTGGTTGCTGAAGCGTTTTTGGTTGGAGAAGGTCACATCAATCATATTGACGGCAACAAGCAAAACAACCACGTTTCAAATCTTGAGTTCTGCACCCAGCGAGAAAACAACATTCACGCTCAAGAAACAGGACTGAAGCCAAGAAAATACTACATTCCGATTGTATGCAATGAAACTGGTGAGATGTTTGAGTCAAAGTCCGCCCTTGCTCGTTCGCTTGGAGTTTCGGCAGTTATGGTTTCCTCTTACATTCGTGGCAATATGAAACATATCAAAGGAAAAACTTACATACAATTACAATGAAAACACTTAAATACGAGTTTGCTGACTGGGCAACAGCCAAAAAAGCAATAGAGAAGACCACCACCTCGTTGGATGGCATCACCGAGACCACGTGGAATACAGACCTCGTAGTGGCCGTTGTAGAGTTGGGGCATATCTGCACCCAATGGGAAACAAACGAGCAAGGAGAGCGCATCTGTGTAAGCGAGAGCCCTAACTATGCCGTTGACATCCTTTGGCAAAACGAGCCACTTGCCGCCTATGCTGATTCGGTTGTGTGGCCTGCGCCTTGTGGCATCCACATCTTTGCAGGATGGGAGGAAGTTTACGCCCAAGAATACTGCGCTGCCAACCCAGATGCCGCCTATTGCCAACCCCCAGCCCCGATTGACGAATGAAACACGATAGTACGGGCGCAGTAGCAACGAGTTGGTCTTTGGCCGTTGGTGGTCTTACGATTGCCGAGGTACACCAGATTGCAGGAATGGTAGTAATGCTAACCTCCTTCGTTTACACCTTGTGGCGTTGGAGCCGGGATATTAAGAATGATAGATAGAATTTTTAGAAACCCAAAGACAACCGTTATAGGGCTCATCTTTATTTCGTTTGGAGGAATACTCGTTTGGTACGAGAAAGCGTCTCTAACGGAGTTTAGTGCGTTCTTAATGGGTGGATTTGCTTTAATGATGACAAGAGATGGCGAAGGAGCAGGAAACGAAGTTCCAAAAGAAGTCAAAACCAAAACTCGGAAGACACACCAAAAGCCCAAACAAGGGGGAGACGAGTAAGAAGTACAGAGGGCAGGGAAGATAAGGTACCATATAAGGGACAACTTGCCGCCAAAAGGTGCCATATAAGACAAGTTAACTCGGAACCAGTTAGAGTTACTGCATAAAATTTATCAAAAATGAAGCTATCTGAAAATTTCAGTTTGAGCGAGTTTACCGAGACCTCAACGGGTTTACCGAACAAGCCAAACCAAGAAGCGATAACCAATTTGAAATACTTGGCGCAATACGTCCTGCAACCAGCAAGAGACAAGTTCGGGCCTATTGAAGTTACCAGCGGCTACCGCTCCGAGAAGGTGAATGCGGCTGTTGGTGGTTCAGCAACAAGCGACCACCTAAAAGGAAAGGCCGCAGACATTCAATGCGAGGATATGGCTTCTGTATTTGCCTTTATACGCAAGCAGACGCATTTTAAGCAGCTCATCTGGGAGTTTGGTACAGACAAGCAACCTGCGTGGATTCACGTAAGCTACGACGTTAACAACAATAAAGGAGAAGTATTAAAAGCAATAAAGAAAAATGGGAAAACCAAGTATATCCAATTTTGAAAGCTGGCTTAATGAACTCGAAGACGTACCCACACCCCCTGCTTGCTCTATTGATAATCCTGATTGTGAGTCTTGCTCTGGGTAGTTGTTCTGCCGAATGGCATTTGCGCCAAGCCGTAAAGAAAGGAGCAAACGTCTGGCAAACCAAGTTTGATACCACTATTGTAACTAAAGAGAGAAACCTTTGGGACACGCTCACGCTAAAAGATATTGACACGGTGGTTGTCCAAAAGGATAACATACGCCTAAAAATTGTTAGGAACTTTGATACGGTGCGTGTAAACGCAACTTGCCTACCTGACACCGTACAGGTGACTAAATACATAAAGACCTCTGTAACGGCTCCCAGAAGCCGCAATTACGAAAAGTACCTGATGTTGTTTGCAGTTGGTATGCTGATAATAGTGTTATTAAGGCAATAGAGGTACTTTATTTGCGTTCTAACGCACTTTCTACCAAAATTGGTACATTGATATACCTTGACTAATAAAATGCGTCTAAACGCAAATTTTCTTTTATTTTTAATTTTAGTCAAGTTATAGATTTACTAACTAGTTAAGTTAATTAGTTAAGTTATTAGTTGATTAGTTAAGTAAGTTATTAAGTTAACTAACTAACTAAGTTGTAAAAAATAAGCATTAGGAGCATACCTCCGACAAGTGTTAATAACTTTTTTGTTTTCAACACTGCAACAACCTAAACAATCTTGCATTAGGTTTGCAATATGGGAACAGATAGAAACACCAAGCGAATGAAATACTTTGCTATCGAGGAGGGTCGTTTGAAGAACGACTACACCAATGCCTTTCTAAATCATTTTGGCTTTTGCGACTACAACCTATCTATTGACGAAGCAAGAGACCTACGCAAATACAACACCTTCGAGCAAGGCGTAAAGCACTTTGACAAATGAGCGCACCTAAATACTACATAGGCAAGTACAAGGGCATCGAAGCGATGGACGTGGTACTGGACTTCCAAGAGGACAACTATAACCTCGGAGTTGCAATCGCCTACTTGCTCCGTGCGGGCAAGAAGCAAGACAATCCGATAGAGCAAGATATTGAAAAAGCAATAATCCACTTACAACGTGAACTTAAACACCGAAATGCCATATTACAACAATCCACAAGTAAAGAGCCAGATAGATTTGATACTGGCGGACATTGCGAGTCTTTTCGCTAATTGTAATGACAAAACAAGAAGCCAAGCCAAAGAGCAAGAGAAAGTCCTGCTCGGACGCATCCACCAGCTCGACCCCGCCTTTGCGGCTCGCTGCGGATACAAGGATTGAGGTTACTCTTGGCAAGGTTCCTTCACTAAACCAGTTCTACTCGTCAAAGCATTGGATAGTACGCAAGAAGGCAAAGGATAAGTTTGTTGCCGAGGTTCTGGAACAATTAGCAGGATACAATAAATTCAAATTTAGTTCACTGGTAGTAAACTTGGAACATAACTACGGCTACGATAACGACAACTGTATAATGGCCATCAAGTTTGCCTTGGATGGTTTGCGTAAGCACGGAGGCGTACAGGACGACACGGCTCGGTTTGTTACAAAAGTTTCCATATTTAGAAACTCTGAAATAGAAAAAAACACTGGACGTGTAATTTTTTTTGGTGAATGTTTGTGGTATTGATTTTTTGTATATCTTTGAACCATTAACCAACACACTCACTTTATGGAATACACCTTCCGAACGAATTGGTCTCAAGATGGGGCCGCACAAATGGTGGAGTTTCTGCAACACCGCATCGAGGCACTTGCCTCACGCAACGAGTTCCTCGAAGCAGAAAACGAAGTATTAAAAAGAACCTTAATTAACGAATTGCAAAATGGCTAAAATTACCAGCATTACCCCCACTGGACAGTGGAACGAGTTTTTCAAGTTTGAAGTACGCTTTGACGACGGCGACTTCGGAACGACTTTCGCAAAGTCCACAACCCCTCCTTACGCAGTAGGTGACGAC